CCCGCTGCTTGCCGCACCCGATGCCGTCCAAGTACCGCTCACATGGCCGCTGGTTGGCGTGTGGTTCATTCCTGTAACGCCTGCCGTGTTGACGAGCATATTCCCCTCGATGGCTTTGAACAGGCTCACGTTGTCCGTGAACAAACCGACCTCGTAGGTGACGGTTTCCTTGGTTTTGCTCATGGATAGCAGTTGCAGCACACCGCTAAATACTTGGACTCCGTCTTCCCACATAGCGGCACGAATCCGCTTGTTGGGTTGGAATCCACCCACGAAGGACTGGATGTTGTAAGCGTAGGCAAAGCAGGCCCGATTCGTCGGGGTGTTGGGCAGGGTGATGGTTTTACTGAATGATCCCCGTTGCTTGGTAACATCCTCAATGTCGCCAATCGAATAGGTGACAGCAATGTCCGTGCCACCCATCGTGTCCAGCACATAAGCCAGTTCGGGTTGGTCGTAAAGGGTCGCAAAGGTTGAGAACAGGCAGCCGTAGCAAGCGTCCTCCCGGCTCGTAGCACCATCGGCATCGGCTCGGTCGTTAAACGCATTCCAAGCCTGCAAGTCGGTGGTGTAGTCAGCAGTCGGGTAGGCAATCAGCGTGACGCTCATAGGATGTTGTTCTTGTAAGCAACTGCAACCTCGACCTGCAACTGAGTCAGGCGGTCGTTCCTTCGGGTCGTGAATTGGTAAGTGTTGGCGTTCACAATGGCCTCAACGAGTTGACCATCCAGTTCAAGCCATACCTGCCCCGACCTGACCATCTCAATCAACCAAGCGGATTCTGCATCCGTGAGCCAGTCCGAGTTGAGTGCGTAAATGTAATCGAACTCGCCTGACCACACCTTGTCGTAGGTGGTAGTCGCATAAACGTCCGAGTTATAGCCAAACGTCTGCCGGGTAATGTTGGCCCTCTTGCGGTTCTTAAGCGTGAAGGTGTAGGAGTCAATGCCCCCGTATTTGTTTTGAAAGTGAACGGGGATGGAGTTGAACCGCTCGCAGGGGCCAAGCGTGTGCCTGTATGATTTTGTCGTATTGCCTCCGCTATCTAAGAAGGCAATAGTATAGTAGGCTCCATCTCCCGTTGGGAAACTCACCGACCCTGCCTGACTATCGGAGCATTGACCCGAAGTCAAGGATTTAAGGTTCATTGGTCCAGCACCAAAGCGGTTGATGGTCTGGGATGCGATTCCGCTTGGAACTGCGACCTCAAAGGACCTCTGCGAAACCCCTGCCGAGTTGAAGTATTGAACGGCCGCTGCCGTGTAAACGCTTCCCGACTGACCTACTGCGAGCCATCCGTAGCCGTTTGAGTAAACCATTCGGTTTGCAACGGAGGTAAGGGCTTCGCTTACTTCATCGCTGACCGTGCTTGGAAAATAAAGGGTGCTGCTCCAAGTCGCAAGTTCCAACTGCTCCAAGTTTCCTGCAAAGGCAACATTCCCCGACACGGTGGTAACGATTCCCGTGTAAACGACAGGGGTGTTTCCGTATTCCTCCATAAAGTCGAGGCGATATCCCGAATAGTACCCGGCATGATCCACAAAGCCCGTTTGGGTCAGCGATGGCTTAGTCGGTGCAATCAGCGTTTCTACCACCTTGGCAACGTCGAAGAAACCGAAGTTGGTGGTGGGCAGTTTGTCGCACTTCAACCGGGCAAGGGTCGTCCCTGCTGGGTTCTTGACATCGCAGACGTAGCGGTAGTTTGGTTGAGCAATCAGCGAACCGCTGACCTTGAATAGCATCTTGTTGTAAACGGGTGTAGCCACTTGGGGCGACCCTGATAGGACGGTTGTTGCCATTTTATAGTTTGGTTGCTACGCTTATGGATTTGCCAAGGGTTTCAGCGATGGTGTTCACCAAAACGTCTATCATTTCGGGGGATAGGGCGTTAGACATGAAGTTCGTGGCCCTTGTGCCTCGCTCACGAATGCCAAAGGCAATAGACCTGCCATCAACCAATCCTTGCTCCTGCTTTGTCCGCATTCGCTTGAGTTTGCGTGAATAGGTCGGAACGACAGGAATGCCCTTATTTGCAATCCAGTCGGCAATGGCTTGGGGTGGTGGAATTTTGTCCTTGTATTGGAATGGCGACCTTGGAGCCTTTAGGCTTGACGTTTTGCCTCGCACCCCTTGGTCAACGTACTTCCAGTAAGGGTTCGCCATGATAGCCACGACTATTTGCTTTGCCGATAGTTCGATGTCTTCGGGTGCGATGGATGCCGATAGCGTTCCCCCTGCGTTTGCGTTGGCTGCTTCGAGGTTCTTCTTCGCAAGTTCAATGACCCGTTCAATCCACTTGACCAGCACGTCATGGGTTGGCGACTTGCCTCCACCTTTGGGGCCGACGACTGAACCAATCCCCTCTAAAGCGGTTTGGTCGATGCCCTTCATCGAACCGCTGCCGAACTTCCCTACGGGCTTACCATTGGCGAGGATGGTTGTTTCCATGTGGGTAAATGTCCCCCGTGCTGGAATGTGTCTATCTGCGCCTCGCTCGCTCCGCTTCCATCCGTTCCGCTTCCAAAATGTCGTGAATCAAGAGTGCGTAATTGAGAAACTCCACCGCCTTCATCGCAAAGATGGCATTGAACTTTAAAACGTCCTTGTTAGCCATCCTCCAAACCACCATCAGCCAGCCGTACCCGGCAAGAGGGCTTACGTCAACTCCCCTGCCTTCGTCATCAGGTGCTTGGAATAGTCGCTCAAAACTTTCAAGTAGGATTCTGAACTTAGCAAAAAAAAACTGACAACCCCCCAAACATCGCCCACCTTGGCGTGTTTCTTCATGAGTTCGGCTCGTTCTGCATGGGCAGCCCCGTCGTACTTTTTCGGAAAGAATCCGAATAGACCGCCCTCCCTGCATAGAGTAGCCATGATTCGGTGAAGGTTTTGGAGCAGTTGTTTTTCGTCGGTCGTGTTTGCGTCCATTAACTCTATCAACTGACCGGCAGTCAACTCATCCGTGAACACCGTCGGGATCCACCACTTGCCCCCGGCTTTGAACTTTCGCTTGTAGCCCAACGCAGGCAATGCGTTCCACTCGCTTATGATGGCCTTGTAACGCTTTAGGACGCTCTTGGCGGACATCTCTCGGACGAGTGATATATCCACCCCCTCAACGATTGCAACGACCCCTGCACGCTTGTCGTAGTCCCCAAGGACGCTTGAGAACTCAATGGCTCCGATGCGCTGGAACTGGTCGATGGTGAGGTCTTGGAGTTTCATAGTTTCAAGAAGGTTTTGTAGGACGATGCCGACGATGCCGATGCAAGGTACTGACTAAACTCCTTATCAGCCTTGCGTTCTTTCTCCGAATAGTACCAAGGAATGTGCCTCGCTGACTCAAGCAATGAAACCCCACCGATAAAGTACTCCTGACGATTGTAAACGGCAAAGGTCGTGTCGATAGGAACATCAACCCTTGCTGCCATGATGACCCTTGAGTTACGCTGACGAGTCGCTTCGTAGTTGTTCACGTGGGTGTAGTACGACGACCTTGGAGGCACGTCATCCCATCGGAGCGACAGGCCCACCTTGCCTGCTTGGGGGAATTGTTGCAACCACTGCAAGCACATGGGAATCGTCCGCTTGCTGGTCTTGTACAGGTCAAGGTCCGGGTCTGTAACTGCATAGAACGGCTCTCCCAGTTGTTGCACCAAGCCCGAAGTCCATGGGGCTTGATGGCCCAAGTTTTCGCCAAGCATTACGACCTTGCAAGGGTTGGTGGCGTACCACTCCAGCAAAGGTTCGTAGGTTGAACCGTTGTCCACGATGTAGATGTCCCCAATCCCCTCCCACTTGCTCAAGTCCCTGACCATCGCCTTGGGCCACGTCAGCAGGTTGCGGTTGTTGATGATTACGGGGATGCCCATGGTTAGAACTTGTAAACGGCAATGAGGTCGTCGTATCGGCCCGATTCGCTAAGGTCTATGGCCTCAAAGATTGAATTGCTTGGTGCTACGGCTGACAGGTTCACGAACCAATCCTTGCTCTGCACGTCCTCAATCATTAAGACACCGCCTTGGTTCATCAATGGAGCATACAGGTTAACAACCTGCAACATAGAGCTTAAGGTGTGCGGGCCGTCGTCCAGCAGAAAGTCAATGCCGTTCTTAAAATAGTCCCTTGCGACTTGCACGGATTCGGGTGTGTAGGCCGATGCGATGTGGAGCCTTGAACGAGTCCAGTCAATGTGCTTGTCAGCCTTTGGCTTGACTTGGTTGGCAATATCGTAGAACAGGAACTTGGCCTTGGGTAGATACTTGCACCACATAGCCATAGACCCTCCGTGCCAAACCCCTATCTCCACGAAGTTGATGGAGTCGGCTCTCATTTCAGCCAAGTACTTGGCATAGGTGCTTGTGTAGTTGTGGCCGTTGGCTTTGTCGGTTCCTCCGTCATAGTCAGCACCATTGAGGTCTAACTCGTCGAGGATGGCAATCAGTTCTTTGTCTTTCATGGTTAAAATGTGATTACAAACTTTTCGGGACCCGGCCATCCGGGGTTGGAATCAAAGACCTTGGTGTCGGGTTTCTTGCCAATCCAATGTTCGGCTTGCCAGCGGTGTTCCCGTACCGGTTCGCCCAGTTCCTTGATGTGGGACGACTTGGCCCACCAATAGGTTCCACCAAAGTAGGGATAGCCTTCGGGGTTGTTTGCGTCTGCCATGTGAGGAAACTGCTCCTTGGTTATCCAATGACATCCCACCGCATCAACTCCTTCGAGCAGTTGCATGGACCGTTCCCAAGCCACTACGTTGAAGAAGGTCATGCTGCGATTCCAAAGTTGGTTGATGAGGGACGGGTCGCTTGCCCCCTTCGTGTGAGCGTACAGGTAGACGGCTTCCTCTTCCTGACTTGCCCGGTACATTTCGGTAAGGGTCGCCTGCTCCCAAGCGTTGGTCCGGGTTACCACGATTTTAATCTTCGGGGCCACCATTGAACCTTCCAGCACCTCCTTGACCGCTTTGCGTTGTTCGGGTGGACCGACGATGCCGACCCTTATCTCATCCAAGACCCCGATAAGGCCGTAGTTGCAGACCGCCATCATGTGTTGGTTGAGGATCAACTGCCAATTCCCTCCGCAATAGATGTGGTAGTAGTGAACGACTTTCATAAGGTCCAAAGGAGGGTTAGAAGGGTGAGGATAAAGAAAACGGCTGCAAGCGTCTTCCCGATTTCGATTAGAAGGTCGATGATGCGTTCGGTGTTCATGCCCCAAAGTTACACCACAACATACTTCCCCGAGTTGCTGACCCTTAACTTGTTGAGAGCCACATACCGCATCGCATCGCAGGCGTGGTTGAACGAATCAATCGGGACCCCCGTGTTCTTGCCCTCCTTATCCGTGGCCCAAGTGTAGGAGCGCAGTTCCTTGATGAGGTTGGTCGAGTCCTTGGTAACCTGCAATTTAAAGCGTTTCAGGATGTCGATGCCGTTCCTGACCGAATCGGGGCCTTTCTCAGCAGGTTTGATGTTGAATCCAAGTCGGTAGATTTCTTCGATGCTCTTGGGTTCTGCTGAATCCGCCACGATCTCCCAAGCCCTTGTGATGCCCAGCGACCGCAACTTGTCTGCGATGTCTTGGTTGGTCAGTCCCGTAGCGTAGAGCAGTTCCTGAATCAGCAGGCAGTCCCCTTGGCGGTAGATAGCGACCAAGGCCGTAGGGTCGTTGCTAAAGCCCCAGTCAAGTCCAAGGGCGACGAATTTCGCACGGCTGACATCGATACCCTCCACGACCTCAAAGTCCTCGTATATCGCACCTTGGAGCGTCCCGACCTGACCAAGGCCGTAGACCTTCCACCAGTTCGCCCAGTAGGCAGATGTTTCGGCTTTGGTGCGGTTCAGTTCGATGTCCCTCCTAATCGTGTCAGGCAGGGCCTCGTTGTCCTGATAGGTCAGGATGAGCAGTTCGGAATCGTCCTCACGCAAGACCTCGGTATGCGCCCAGAACTCATGCGTCGGGTTGAAGTCGATGTAGATGGCCTCGCTGGTACGGATGGCGAGTTGGTAGTAGGACTCGAAGTCGATGTTGTTCGCCTCGTTGATGAATAGCACCTGCCTCCTTGCACCTCGAAGCCTTGCCTCTTGGTCAGCCGAGAAAAACTCGATTGTGCTACG